TGCAAGTATTAGGAAACACTAAATCATTTTTTAATAGCCAACAAGAACTTAATGATAGGGCAAATTTTTTTACTAATCTAACTTTGCCAGATGCTGTCATATCTGATAATAATATTGCAGGATATTTACTGTTTGGTGGTAGTAATCAATTAATGAATGAAATGATAGATAGTCAATGGCAACAGAAATAGATGTAGGTGGAGTTAAATTTAGAGGAGGTAAGATATTTCTTATTATAACTATTTTAAGTAGTTTTGTAGGGGTATTATGGGGTGGTTTTGAGGCATATCAGAGGTATTTAGATATGGAAGCCAAGATCAATAACTTTGTATCGCCAGATATGTCAGGTTTTGACAAAAAATTAGAAGTGTTAGATACTGAATTAAATATGTTACAATCAGAAATATCTGTAATACTTGACGAGGTTGCTTTGGTGGCCGATGTTGCTAAAGAACTCAAAAACGATTTAAAAGCAGATGTCCGTAGAATAGAAACTATTGTTGAAGATGTTGAGCAAAGAGTAAAAGAAGATAGCCGAGAAAATGCAAAAGATTTAAAAGAAGCTATTAATAATATAAAAGATGATATGACAGAACTAGAGGAAAAGGTTGAAAAGCAAATAAGAAACGCATTAGAGAACCCTTTAAGTAAGTTGAATTAAAACACATATATGATATTTATTGCCCATGAGTAAGATTACACCAAAAACTACAAAAGAGCATATTGTCAATATTTATAATAAAATAGAACAGTTAGAATCAAATCATATTTACCATTTGCAACAAGAGGTAAAAAAATTAAATCGTATTTTGTATGCTGTTGGTTTTATGGTTGCTACACAATTTATAGCATGGGGATTAAAATTTTTTAGCTGATGGACTTACATACTTTACAACAAGAAATAATACAGGAAGAGGGTGGTATAATACTAAAACCATATCAAGATCATTTAGGATATTGGACTATCGGTGCTGGCCATCTTATTAGAGATAATGAAAAACAAGAACTTATGCAACCGATTACATATCAAAGAGGTTTAGAATTATTTTTAAAAGATTTTAATGTATCAAAAAAAGATATGGAAACTTTTACTGAGGGTATGAGTATTGATGATAACGCAAAAGAGTGTGTGCTTCACATGGTATTCCAGCTTGGATTACCTCGTTTAAATAAATTTATTAAATTCAAAAAGTGTTTATCGGAAAACGATATAGAGGGTGCTATGGTTGAGATGAAAGACTCGTTATGGTATCGTCAAACTACCAATCGTGCTAATCGCATAATTGATAAAATGAAAAAAAGTATAGGAGTATAAATGGTACTAGGAAAATTATTAGGTGGTGATGCAATAAAAACTGTTGCTGGTGTTATTGATGATTTACATACCAGTGAAGAAGAAAAAGAACAGTTAAAAGTGCGATTTGCTGAGATAGAGTCACGATTAAAAGAAAAACAGATGGCGATTAATTTAGCAGATGCACAAAGCACTGCTGGTGGCATAAGTGGTATGTTACAACGCTCATGGCGACCTCTTATTGGTATGTCATGTGCTTTAGCAATTTTTTGGGAGTTTGTCTTGTCAAAATTTATTTTGTTTATTTGTGGATTGTTTCAGTATGAAGTGGTAAACATACCAGAGTTAGATATGGGAACTCTTATGCCTCTTGTGATGTCACTTTTAGGTATGGGAGCACTCAGGACGTTCGAGAAAACCAAGGGAATCTCGAAATAACGAAAGGAGTCAGTTATGGCAAAAAAATTTATTGAGGAAAAAGTCAATAGATGGTGGCATGCATTCACTGAGTTAAAATCATGGGTGCAGATAGCAATAGCAATCGTATTGGTTGTTTTAGTTCATAATTATATTTTGCATTAGTATGGCTAAGAAAAAGAAAAAAACTGTTGGTCTTACTAATAAACAAAAAAAGTTGCCGAAAGCATTACAAATGGCGATTTTAAAAAAACAAAAAAAGGGGAAATAATATGCCAAGAGGAGTAGGGTATAGCTCAGGTAGGAGTTCAATGAGGTCAAAACCCATGAAACCTAAAAAAGCTAAAAAGAAAAAAAAGAAGAAAAAATAATGGTTAAGGTTGCGTCTATAAAAAACATCACGAAAGGTTTGAAACCAGGACAAAAAAAAACCATGAATCGTCACGCAAGACATCATAGTTTGAAACACATGCGGTCAATGGCTAATGCGATGAAAAAGGGTGCAACCTTTACACAGGCACATAATAGAGCCATGAGGTCAGTAGGGAAATGAGTACAGGGTTTACGACTACTGCCACAATATCTGAATTAATAGACAAAAGACCTATAAAAAGGAAAAAACGATCAAACAGGTCTAGAAAAGCTGTGAAAAAAAGCTCATACAGAGCCACACAGAGGCTTTTGAGGGTTTAGGGGTACTAATACCCCCAGACCTCAGTTCTTGCCTTTAAAACAGCTTCCTCTCGCCAAATCCAATCATCAGGGTTTGGAATCAAAGAATTTTTAACATCTTCGGCTGAATTAACAGTTTTTAGATAATAAGCCATAGCAGTTATAATTTGCTCACATAATTTCATGGCATAATCATATTCAGTTAGTGCTAGTTCATAAAAATCTGTGCCTGTTTTTTTAGCTACAAGATACCATAATTTTTGATTAGCATTTGTGCCTCTATTATAGATAGCTTGTTGCATAGCATGAGACATAGAGATACCGTTTGGTTTTCTCTTAGTAGTTTTCAAATCAATATAAAAATCTTCTTTGGTATTTTTATCTTCCATGTGAAAGTCAGTATAACCAATCAGAGGTATGCCTTTGATATCTAGTTCTACTTTTTTTTGATAACCTATAAGATTCCATTTGAAAGCATGATCTCTAAACTTTTGAACACCTAAATTTAGCAAAGGCGATAAATATTCTTTTTCCTCTGCAGTTTTAGGGTCATCAATTCTTGAGCAGTTTGCGTCAAACTCATCATGCATTTTTTTATCAGCTACTTCTAGATGCAATCCATTAAGAAACATATTTAAACCAGACTCAACTGCTTTTCCTCGTTCAGCAGCAGCACTACTAGCAAACTCATAACCGAATATCCTACGCAATGCCCACCTCTCACGATTAAAAGCGAACTCGTTTAAATGGCTAAATGACAGTGGCAATAATTTTTTTTTATCGCCACTATCAAACTTTTGAAAATGTTCTATCATATCAAGTCAATATATTCTTTTTGTTTTTCAACAATATTAGTTAATTTGACTTGTAAATGCATTAGATCATCACTGATTGCACCTTTACCGAACTTGTGAAGATACATAGCAATAGCAATCCTCAAGTTTTCCATGACATGCAAATCTTTTGTAGCATGGTATATAGCACCTTGTAATTGCTCTTCATGTTCATTGTGATATGCTTCTTGTTCTTCTGGTGTTAGTTCTTCTAATAAACGATCAGACATTATTTTCCCTCCATTGAATATTGTGCGAAAGTCTTACCCTGTTTGGTAATATTTTCAGTTATTATATCATAACCCTCTTTTCTTAAATCTAAAATTCTAGCACTTAACCTAAAGCAACCGAACTTTTCAAGAGCATCTATGGGGGTTAGTTTTTTACCTTTGAGTAGGTAATTTAAGATTTGTTTATTCTGGCTCATACAACCTCCTTCTATAAGTGTTTTGCCAACTCCCTTTCATTAACGACTTTAGTTCTTAAGTCCTCACGAAAGGTTTTAAAGGTTTCGTATCTAATCTTAGCACGATTCCTTTCTTTAAGAACTTTTTCGTATCTATCGGTATAGTCCTTAAACCTTTTATCTGAATAAATGTGTGCATTTAATTCAGTAGTATTCTTATACTTAATATTTTGACAGTAATAAAGGGTTAATTCTGATACCAACATTTTTTCCTCTTTTTTAAGGAGTTCTAATGCTGTATCGCTATCGCTATATTCAAGACCTAGTATCTCTTGTTGATGAGATAATTGGCTAGGCTCAAACTCTAGTGAATATATATCAGTCGCCATTGTTTTCCTCGTACTCTTTGTTATCTATTTTTTCTTTCAATCTGATTCGCCATTCTTCGTTTATATCTTTGTGTTGATGTGCAATCGTATGACAGCTTCTGCATACAGGAAATAAATTATCAATCCTATTAAGGCGATTATTTTTTACTCCTCCCATTTTTTTTGAAATCAAGTGATGGATATCTACTGCTGGTTTTTGATAACATCCCCAACACATAGGGGTATCTTGTTCGTGATACCCCCAGTATTTGCTAAAAAGTAGTTTATAGTTTTTCAAGGTTTTCATTGAAAGACTTTACAGCATTTTTAGTAAGATCTGAAATATCAGTTACTGCAAAATGCCCACTACCCATAGCACGACCAACTATGCCAGTCACAAAGATATCTCTTCTTTGCGTCACATCCTTACTGACAATAGGTCTAGATGGAGTAGTGATTGCCGAACTACTACCATCTTGAGTGTGATCTGCAACAACCTCAATGTCTTTGACATTAGTATAGGGATTACCATTTGCAGATGTCTTTGTATTAACCACTGTGAAATTTATAGCATCGCCACTTTTAGGCATAGGGTTAAGCACTGTGCCTCGGCAGTATAATCTAGTACCGTCTATCAAATCTATTGAGTAGTTTGGTACTCCGTCTTTAGTATTGTCGAATATCTTTTCTATAACATTTGACATATTACCTCCTATTATTATTATTTATTAAGAACATTATAACCTCTACCCTCTAAACAATTATTAATTAAATCTTGTCTAGTTTGTAATTTAGGGGAAAGCCACAATACCCTCCAACGAAAAGAATTATATACTATTTTGCTTTTATCGGCTACGATATTGGTATTATCTTTGACGATATCTTGGCATGTATATAAGTCATCATGATATCTGTTCATATCCCCATTGATATTAGCAGATGATTTGCCTCTACTGTCAACTATTGGTGCCTTGCTACAACCGAAAACGACCATAGCAAGACATAATAAAACAACCATAGTCAATACCTTAAAAAACATTTTATAATAAGTTTTTTGTTCAGGTAATGAATGGCGATATTCATAGACAGGTTGCCGAGTCCTAGGACAATACCCGACAACTTGTTTACTTATATAACCGTAGGGAAAATATTTATTTCTCTTTGGCATGTTAGCTCACTATTTTTAAGTGATCTTTTTTGACAGGTGCAGTCGAACCAAATGCCTTACGCAAGACTTTATCAAGTTCGTCTATACCTATCATCAAAAGTTTATCCATGAGTTCTTGTTTGCACTCACAATAAGTAGGTGCCTCAATAATCTCAAGATTATGCCTATTGATTAATTGTTTATCATCAATAGAACCAACCCATTTAGTACCAGACTCACCGTCCAGACCAATAGTTTTTTTTACTTTGATAATATCCACTTTGACAGTTCTGCCAACAAATGGAATGTAGTCAACATAATGACCATGCTTTTTAGTCTTCATTTTTAAGTGCCTCCAACTTTTTAGGTGTCCAATATTTATCTCTTTCAATGCCTAAACCAAAAGCACCTTTATAAGAGGATAGTTCATCAATACTGACATAACCCAGTTCTTTTTCAAATATTTCACATAACCCATAAGCAACATTAGTTTCTGGATCAAGTTCTGATAGATACCAAGTGCCTTTGCCTGTTGGGTTAAATAGTTTAACATAAGCAAGGGAAGATTTACTCCCCTCGGCTTTCTTATGGTTTTTGATAAGTTGCTCTCTTATCGCTTTAGTAAATAAGTTCATTATTTGCCTCCTTTTAATTCACTTACATAAGCATCTATCTCAGGTTTGCATGCTTTTCTAAATGCTTTTTGTAAATATTTAGAATCAGACATTGACCAATCAACATTCATTTCATAAGCCAAATCTTGCATGGCTCTGAAAGTAAATCCTAAATATTTGTTTAATAAAAACATATAAACACCGACAAAGTCACGACCATGTTGCGTATCATTATGACAAAGGAAATGTGATACTTCATGTATGATTATTTGTTTTGATCTTGCCCATCTTGGTAGTTGCATTTTTTTGTAATAGTTTGCTTTACCTTCTTTAGTAAATCTATTACCTCTTACAATATAAAATCCAGAGTAAGCAAGGGCATGTCTACCACCATTACTGTTTGAACACTTAACACTAGCTACTCTAGATAATCTTTTGTTAAAGTTTAAGTAGAATTTATTTTTGTAAGTATTCCAAATAAGTGATGCAAATTTATTGCACTCTTTAAGTGACATACAATTATCAAAGTTTTCTTCCTTGATAAATTTATCAAGTCCATAATCTGAAAATAATTTTGATTCCCATTTATAGACTTTACTTCTTTGGCTGTCTCGCATTGTTGCCTCCATTATTATTATTATTAATTATTCTGCTACTCATAACTTGATTAGCATTATTATCAAAGACG